ACTAAAACTTCTAGTAACATAGTAAAAGAAGTTGGAGGTGCCGGTGCAGTTACACTTCAAGGTGTTACCAATGTTGGTGCTACAACTACAAATGATATTGTATTGAACGGATCAAATTTAGTATTTGAAGGTGCTCTTGAAAACGCTTTTGAAACAATTTTAACAGTGGTTGAACCTACAGGCGATAGAACAATAACTTTGCCAAATCAAAACGGAACAGTGGCAATGGTTGATGATGCATTAGCCTTATCAATTGTTTTCGGAGGATAAATTAAAAAATGGCAAGTACATTTAAAAATGCAGGTATGACAGTTATCACTTCTGATAATTCAAGTGCTGATTTATATACTTGTCCAGGTGCTACAACGGCCGTTATTCACGCATTATACATATCAAATAAAAGTTCTACAAACGTGGCCAATGTTGATGTAAAAGTTACTACAGATGGTGGTACAACTTTTTATCATATAGGAAAATCTTTACAAATTCCTGTAGAAAATACTTTAGTAATGGACAAACCAATAAATTTAGAAGCTAACGATAAAATTAGATTGGTAGCAGCTGTCAATGATGACTCATCTTCACCTGATGTTGAAGCTTATGCCAGTGTATTGGAGATTACTTAATGGCTAAATTAGGATTCGTAGTACCAGAAACTTCAGCACAAACAACAGAAACTTTTCACGCTTTAAGACGTACAAGCGAAGGATTATTATACTACACAAAAATTAATAAAGATGAAAATGTTTCAATAGATTTTGATGCTGGTAATCCAACAGATAAAAACGGTAACAGACAATTACCAACAAACGAAAATTACGTAGTAGATACAATTAAACTTCAAGCTGGTGCAACAGAAATTTTTACAGGAAATGGTTCTACAACTGCATTTACATTATCAGCGCCTGTATTAGATGGTAGTAGAATTGCAGTTTTTGTTAATGGTAACATACAAGAATTAGATAATACATATAGTTACACGAGTCCTACTGTTACATTTAAAATTGCTCCACCAAGTAGCGCACAAGTAGCTGTTGGTAAAATAGATAAAACAACTCAAGCAAATCCATCAGATTTTTATTATCAATATGTCTTTGAAGATGGCGAAGCCACGTATTTTATAGACAGTAATGGTTATTTTGTAAAAAGAGAGAATTTTGTAAAGTCTTTAACAAGTATAGCAAGTGATGATTTTAGTACTTTTGAGAGTACACAAGCAGTAAATTCAACAAGTTGGAGAAGCTAAAGTTAAAATGATTATAAATAGTAGAATAAAATAAGGTTCATCAATGGCAGATTTTAAACTAGGTAGGATTAAATTTAAATGGAGAGGTGACTGGTCAACCTCTACAGGTTTTCTTATAGATGACGTAGTAAAATACGGTGGTAATACCTACGTTTGTATTGTTAACCATACTTCTCAATCTACAAGTCCAGGATTTTATACAGATTTATCTGCTGCTAAATGGTCACTACAAGCTGAATCTCTTTTCTTTAAAGGCACATATGCGGCCTCTACACATTACAAATTAAATGACGTTGTAAAATATGGTGCTAGACAATTTCGTTGTACAACTCAACACACATCAGCTGCGACTGTAGGTGGTGTAGCAATATTAAACGCTGCTAATTTTGAATTATATATTGATGCTACAGATTATAAAGGCACATATACAACAAGCACTTATTATAAAGTAAATGACGTTGTAAAATACGGAGCAAGTTTATGGATTTGTACTACTGCTCATACATCTTCGGCAAGCGCTTCAGCATTTGATGAAACCAAATTTAGTACTTATACAGAAGGATTACAATTTGAAGATACTTGGACATCAGGCGCTTATCAAAAAGGAGATGTTGTAACTTATGGTGGATACGCTTATATAGCTAATCAAGAAATTTCAGCAGGAGGTTCAGCTCCTGTTGCATCTACTGTAAGTGAACTTTCAAGTTGGGATTTAATAGTTCCTGGTTTTAAAAGTCAAGGAACATATAGTGATTCAACTCCATATAAAACTGGAGATACAATTCAATTTGGAGGTTGGGCATATGTCTGTATAGTAAATACGACAGCAGGTCAAAATCCATATACACATTCTGCAAAATGGCAAACAATAAATGAAGGATTTAAATGGAATGGAGAATATAGTTCCATTACAACTTACTATAAAGGAGATGTAGTATCAAGAGCTGCAAGTTCTTATATAGCAATTCAACATAATATTTTAAACGTAACTCCAGGTTCTGATGCTAGTAAATGGCAAGTTTTAGCTGAAGGAGATCAAAGTGCTGTTTTAACAACACGAGGTGATATACAAATAAGAAATTCGTCTACTGCAGCTAGGTTACCAATAGGTCCTATCGGAGCTCAGTTAACTTCAACAGGATTAGATCCAGTTTGGAAAAATCCTACAAATAGAAATATTTTATACGTAGCTAATGATGGTTCAGATTCAAATCCAGGAACAGAATTATTACCTTTTAAAACAATTAAATATGCTTTAACACAATGTGGTAAAGGAGATGTAACAGATTTTGATACATCTACAATTTCAGGAGGTACAGGTGGAACTCCAGGAGAATATGATGTTACAGGTTCTGGTGGATCAGGAACAGGATTTACAGCAAGAGTTACAATTGATGGATCTTCAACACCTATTATAGATATAACAAATGGTGGAAAAGATTATACTACAGGAAATACAATTACAATTTCTAACAGTCAAATAGGTGGAACTCCTGCTACAAATATAACTTTTACTGTTAAGTCCGTAAATGCTGGAGATGTTTTATATGTAAGAAACGGAGTTTTTAGAGAACAATTACCAATAGTTTGTCCTCAATTTGTTACAATAAGAGGAGATAGTTTAAGGTCAACTGAAATAAGACCAGCTACCGGTGAGTCATCATCAGTAGCTACAGTTACAAGAACATCAGGAGGAGTAACAGGTAAAACAGCAGGAACATATACGTATGTAAAACAATTAAGTACCAGCGGTTCAGGTGTGGGTATAAGAATAAAAGTCATACAAGATGGTTCTTCTAATCCTGTTATTTCGGTTGTTCACGGAGGTTATGGTTATATAGTAGGCGATTCTATAACTTTTAGTTCCGCAAGTGTAGGTTCTACAGATAATTTAGTTTTAACTGTTGCGACTAGAGAAAATAATGATGCTTCATATGTATTTTTATGTAATAATGGAACCAACATTGAATATCTAGCATTTAGAGGATTTACAGGACTTCAAACACACAGTGCTCAAACATATGCTGGTGGACACGGTGCTGTTATAACATCTTTAGATCCTGAAGGACTAATTACAAATACTTCTCCATATATTCAAAACTGTACTTCATTTAGTAATAATTCAGTAGGTATTAAAATAGATGGACTATTACACGATCCTGTTACAAGTAACAGATCAATTTTAGCAAACGATTTTACACAAATTAACTCAGACGGTATTGGAGTTTGGGCATTAGGCGGAGGCCGAGGTGAAATGGTTTCTGTATTTACATACTATTGTCAAAAATCTTTCTATACTTCGGGTGGTGGATTCTTACGAGGATTAAACTGTTCATCTGCTTATGGAGAACAAGGTATCGTTGCAGAAGGCGAATTAGCTGCAGAAGTGCCTACTGTTGTAAAATCAAGAGGCCGTACGATTAGTTATAATCCATTAACCGTGAGTGGTGCAGGTGCTTCAGAATTTGCAATAGGTCAAACTTTAGTTGGTGCCACTTCAGGTGCTACAGGTACAATTTTTAGATTAAACACACAAGTTAATAAATTACATTTAGATCCTGCAACAGGATTTTTCCAACAAGGTGAATTGGTTACGGTTACAAGATTAAGTGCCGGTACATTTACATTTAATACACCTAACACGGCTGCTGGTATCAGTGGTAACGGTGCTAAACAATCAGGTTTCTTTATAGAAGTAGAATCAACTGACGGAACTTTAGCTGTAAGTAATCCTATTAAATTAGGAGATAACGTTAAAATAGGAAATAGTACTACGTATTATATTGTTTCAGGTTTTACAAACCAAGACACAAGTGCTCAAACAGCAACAGTTCGTTTAGTTTCCGAAGTTTCTACATTAGATGCTTACCCAGATCAAACTACAATTTCGTTTACTCGTAAGTATTCTAACTGTAGATTTACAGGTCACGATTTCTTAGATATTGGTACAGGAGGTTTTACAGATACAAATTATCCTAATACTCCTTTACAAGCGGCCGATCAAGCAGATGAAGTAGAATTTAATACGGGCGGTAGAGTTTATTGGACATCTTCAGATCAAGGTGGAGATTTTAGAGTTGGAGATTTATTCCGTATTCAACAGGCAACTGGTATTGCAACTTTAAATGCTGACGCCTTTGACCTTTCAGGATTAACAGAATTACAATTAGGTTCTATTGGTGCTCAGTTAGGTGCTACTATTAATGAATTTTCTACAGATGAAGCTATGTCTGGTAATTCAAGTCTAGCTGTGCCTACAGAAAATGCTATTGTTGGTTATATTCAAAGAGATAATATGGGAACAGGTATATTTGTTCCACCAACTGGTACAACTGCTGAAAGACCTACGTCCGGTTATGGATTATATTCCGGAGGTTTAAGATTTAATACAGATATAGGAAGTTGGGAAGGATATAATGGTGTTCAGTGGACAGGTATTGGAGGCGGTAATCCTTGGACAACTTTAACAGCAGATGGTTCTACAATATTTTTAGCTGCAGCCAACGATAGATATTTTGTAAACACTACAGCGGCCGCTTGTACTATAAATTTACCTGCTGCTCCATTAACGGGAGATCAAATTAGATTTATAGATGTAGCAGGAACTTTTGATACTAATAATTTAACTATTGGAAGAAATAGTTTAAAAATAATGGGACTAACAGAAAATTTAATAATTTCAACTGAAAATGCAGGCATAGGACTTGTATATAGTGGTTCAACAAATGGTTGGAGAATAATAGAAAACGCATAAATAGATATATGGCAGATATAAACGATTTTACAAATAAAAATACCAAATTTACTGGTACAACTGGTCAAAGAATTTCAACTGGTGAAACAGGCACACGAGTTAATGAACAAGGTCGCATAAGATTTAATACTACTACAAGTTTGATGGAGTATTATACAGGAGTTGAATGGAAATCAATTGATGCTCCTCCTGCGATTACAAACTTTGCTGTTGACAGTAGAACAGCTGGCACATCAGGTTATGTTACTCGTGATCTATCAGGAAATGCTAGCATTGTTATAACAGGTAGTTTATTTTCTACTGGAGCTATTGTTTCTTTTAGAGGTAATTCAGGTGCAAACTTTGATGCTACTGTTACAACATTAAATAGTGGTTCACAAGTAACAGCTACAGCTCCTAACACTTCATTTTTAGCTGCACAAGAACCATATTCAATAAGAGTAACAAATTTATCAGGATTATTTGCTCAGTTAGACAGTTGTTTATCAGTTGATAGTCGTCCAATATTTAACACCGCTTCAGGTTCATTAGGTACTATAGGTGATGCTAGTCGTTCTTCATATTCATTATCTTCAGCTGCTGCGACAGACCCCGACGGTGATACAATTACATATTCAATTGCATCAGGTTCTTTACCAACAGGATTATCTTTAAACACATCTACAGGTGCAATTACAGGTACAGCATCAGCAGTGGGTTCAAACACAACTTCTACATTTACAATTAGTGCATCAACAACAGCACAAACTACTACAAGATCATTTAGTATTACAGTAAATGCTCCAATAATACAATCTTATACTTCAGTAGCAGGATTTACTTTTTCAGTTCCAGTTGGAGTTTCAGCTGTTAGAGCATTAGTTATAGGTGGTGGCGGAGGCGGTGGCCGAGTTATTGCAGGAGGTGGAGGAGCCGGAGGAATGGTAGTTGCTCCATCATTTCCAGTTACGCCAGGAGGAACTGTTTCAGGTAACGTAGGAGGCGGCGGTGGAGGATCAGGCGGCCGAGGTTCAACAGGTGGAACTGGTGGAGATTCTGCTTTTGGTCCTATAACTGCATACGGCGGAGGCGGTGGAGCTTCTTGGGATTCCCCACCTGCAAACGCAGGAGGTTCTGGTGGAGGAGGTTCAGGAAATGGTAGAGGAGCCGCTGGTTCAAATCAAGGAAATTTTCCTGCAGTAGGTGCTACAGGATATGGAAATTCAGGAACGCCTCACGGTCGTCCAGGTGGCGGTGGTGGAGGAGCTGGTGGCGGAGGATCTGGAGCAAATGGTGGATCTGGCCGAAATGACGATATTACAGGATCAACAGTAACGTATGCTGGTGGTGGAGGCGGAGGAGGATACGGTGATTATAATGGTAGTGGGGGTCCAGGCGGAGGAGGTCCGGGAGGTCCAGGCGATGGAACACCAGGAACTCCTGGGTTAGGTGCAGGCGGCGGCGGCGGATATCATCCACCTGATTATAATGGCGGCAATGGTGGTTCGGGTATTGTTGTTTTAAGATATTAAAGATTAAAAACTAATCCAATTCTATTATCTTTAACTGTATGAGTTAATACTTCGTGATAAAGCCACGATGGCCACATTAACATACTACCTACTTGTGGTTTATAACTAACTGTTAAAAATGTATTTGGTTTTTTAGGATCTTTTACAGGCCAATTTTCAAATTCTCTGGTTATTACAGGATCGTTAAATTGTATTGGAGCTGAACCTTCAGGCACTTTTAAATATAAAATTCCTGACAACTTATAAGCGTGAATATGTCTTTCTTGGTAAGACCCATAATTTAATTCTGTTGCAAATATAAATGGGTCAAATTTTTTAGATAGTGTTTCATAACAATATCCTAAGTCATCTAAAAATATTTTAGCATTTTGTTTTAAAAAATTTGTAAATTCATAAAAATTAGGATCGCTAGCTAAATTTATATGAGTGTCATAGGTAGTTCTACCTTCAAAAAATCTTTCTTTATTAATCTTTTCGTTTTTTAAGTGTTCTAAAACAAATGGTAATAATTTTTCAGAATAATCTAAAGCATTACAATTGTAAACTGGACTTGAAAACCAATTTTCTATAATGTATTTTTTATTTTGGTAAGTTTCCATATTTTTTTAATATATTTTCAATTAAATCATTAAATTTTCTAATATCTTCACATAAACTTACAATAGGATATTCTGTTACTTTACCATTTTCCATTGTTTTACTGTGTCCTTGTTTAACCATATGAATGTTATTTTCTTTACATAAGTTGTAAAATGGACTTTCTTCAATGTTATATGTATTATATTTTTCTAATCCGAATGTTAATTTTAATTGATTGCTTATGCTTGTTAAGTTTTCTTTATCTAAAAGATTTGTTATATCTCTAACTAATGCTTTATCCATTTCGGTTATATTTCCATAATCATAAATTTTAGAAATTTCTTTCATTTTATCTTTAATGATTCTTTTATAATCATCTGTTTCTAAACTTTCATCTATTAACCAAATTGGTGCATTTTTTTTATACTGATTTAAAAGTCCTAAACTATTGTTGCCGTCAATTACATAATATTCTTTTTTATCAACTTTTAAAATAATAGCCATATGCAATCTATTAATTTTTAAGTCATCATTTAATTTAACTAATTTCCAAGGAACACATTGATTTATGTTTGTATAGATGTTTTTTATATTTTGAATACCTATTTTACTTATTGTAGTTTTTACTCCTTTTTTAGCTCTTTCATACCACTTTTCTTCTGATAAGTGTGATAATTCTTTATGATTTTTTATTCTAAAAAAAGCATCTTTAAAATCTGGTGCAACAAAATTAATTTTTTTTGGTAGTTTGATATTTTTAATATTGATTAAATTATTTTTCATATTATCCTATATTTTTTTTATATGTTTAGGTAGTCCTAATCCTATTCTACCATCATATAAGTTAGCATTTGGTTTATCTATATTATTGTAATGTAAGAATACTTGAGCGTGATTGTTTCCTATAAATTTTTCTCTCCAATGAGGCAATTCAATACCTTTATAAATTAACATATCTCCAGGTTTTAAACTAATAGAAAATTCTCCTTTATGATTTTTTACAAAAATTGGCCAATAATAATCAGGATGTAATTTTTTATCTACATTTTCAATATTATGTCCTAAAAATAAAGTAGTAGAAATTTCACAACTATCTCTATCGCTATGATAAGGTAAATCATCTCCAAATTGATACATTCTTAAAAAAGCATAAGTAGGTAATAAATTTAATCCTGTATAATCTTGCATAAATGGTAATGTTGCTTCTAATATAGTATCCATTAACTCATCTCCATAAAAATTAAAAGACGTTTCTCCTGAAGCTGAATCTCCAATAAAACCGTCCCATTTAGAATTGTATGATATATTGTCTATTGTTTCCATTCTATGCTTTAATCTATTTACTTTTTTTAAAGTGTAAGAATATGCAATATTTGCTATTGTTTCTGGCAAATGATTTTTAATAATAACATAACCATTCTCATTAAAATAATTTTGAATTTCTAAACTCATTTAAAAGGTCTCCCACACATCCAATTTACTAAACTATATCTAGTTCCTCTAGTAACAGGAGTTACACAATGATGTATAAAAGATGGAAAAACTACAATTGATCCTTGGGGTCTTATTTCAGTACATTCGTAAAATCCTTTTTCACTATGTTTTCCAAAATCAAACATTAAATTTCCTCCATCATAAGTTCCTGGTTCTGTTAAATTTAAAGTAAAACTTAATTTTCTAACTTTACCTATTAAATTTTTATTTTTAGTAAATGTAAAAGGAAGGTCTCCATCTTTTCGCAATTTTGTTTCGGTTATTCCTCTGGCGTAACTTTTATATACTGCTGGCCAATCTCCATCTCCATCTTTATGCCAACTATAAAATCCTGTATTTGTATAGGTTGTAAATTGTGGAACTTCGTTCCAATCAATATCAAATTCCCATCCTGCGGCTTTATTGGCATCAAACATATATTTTTGTATTAGTTCGTATAACCAAGATTGATCTAACCAACATATTTGACTATCTCTCACATACACGTCTTTTTCAGATAATCCTTTTTCTTTTAATTGTTGTGTAGTTAGTTCGTTTTTTGCAACGGCACTAGGAAAAGTTGATTTATCTCTTTCGCCTCCCACTATAGCATCAATTTTACCGCCTTCATTTTTTATACGATTTATTTCTGTTAAACCTGTGTTTATAATTTTTTGGCAGGTTTCTTTATCTATAACTGATTGAAAAAAATAAAAACTGTTAGTAACCATAATTCATATTATCATAAGTTTATAAAATTGTCAACTTATTTTAATATATTTATACAGTATAAATAACTATATGAATGATATTAAGCAATTGACTTTTGAACAACATAAAGCTGCAGAAAACGAACCTTTTGTACAAACTCTTATGTCTGGCCAGATCAATCCAGACCTTTATGCTACATATTTGTTTAATCTATTACAGTGTTATTCAACATTGGAAAAGTATGCTTTTGAAAACGGCCTGTTTAGACAAACGCCAGGCTTAGATAGAGCCCAAAAAATAGACCACGACTTTCGTTCACTGTGGAACAAACCAGAAAAACCTCACATTACAGATAGTACATTAAGATACGTTTATCACTTAGATACGATTAAAAGCGATGCCGAAAAATTATATGCTCATATCTATGTAAGACATATGGGAGATTTATATGGTGGTCAAATGATAAAAAGAAAAACCCCTGGCCCTAATACATATCTTGTTTTTTTAAAACCAGAAGAAACAAAAAGAGTTGTAAGAGAGTTAATAAATAACTATATGAACACGTATCAAATAAACGTGGTCGCTGAAGCTAAATTATGTTTTGAATATGCTACAGAACTATTTAAGGAAATGAATGATTTGGGAAAATCTTATACAGTGCAAGAATAATATCATAGACATATTAGATTTAAATTGTGTAGAATACTTTGAAGAAGGTATGAAACGATTTAATAAAGAAGGTTGGGTTAACCGAACCTGGAAAAATGATAACATAAGACGAGCACACGTTGACGTGGTTGATGCCAGAGAAACAAAAGGTCTTTGGATGATGCACGTTTGTTTATTTCCTGGCCTTACAAATGGTGGCCCAATATATGGATTTGATGTAATTGCAGGTAAGAATAAAGTAACGGGTGCATTCCACGATTTTTCACCATTACTTAAAAAAGAACACCCATTGACGAATTGGTTTATCAATGAAACAAAATGGTATAAACCGAGTAAAGAGAGAGAGTTACCAGATTGGGCAAAGGCCATCTTTAGTGGTGGTATGATTGCCGCTGGTAATATACAAACAGAAGAAGAATTGTTCCAAGTCACAACAATGGCCGAAAGTAATTTACATAATTACTTAGATAAAATTGTTAACTTTAAAAACGATTCAAAAGAAGAAGATGTTATAAAGGCACAGAATTATTACTGTGAATATCAACAACAAAACCCACATACACCTAGAGTTATGTTATCTTTAGGTTTAGAGGAAGAAGATGTAATAGCCTTTAATAGAGACCATCTTTTTCCAAAGATAAATACTTAATATGAAATTAGATAAGAAATTGACAATACAATACGTTGCAGTTATTCTATTATTTTTACTTGTTTTACTTTTAACTTCAATAGTAAAAGCAGATGAAAAGAAAATATCTGAATTAGAGAAAAGAATATCACAATTAGAATCAAACAAAATTTCAATACCTAACGGCCTTTTTATTACAGGTGAAGTTGAAGGTTATTATGATGACCGTACTTACGATAGTGGTTTAGACTCAAGAGCTGAATTACAAATAGGCATTACACATAAGTTTAATAATCATTATGTAAATTGGACTGGCGCTTCAATGTTATATGATACTTATTATTCACTTGATACTACTTTAAATAATACGGTACAAGAAAAACAAATGGGATTTGGTAATGACTATTACAGATTATATCTTGGTGAAACAGACGCACAACGTTTAGGTTTTGCTAAGACACCTAAAGTAGGTGCACCATTAATTATTACACAAACAAATTCAAGGTTAGACCATAGAGAGAAAACAGTTCTAGCGATTGGTGGTTTTAATTGGGACGATCAATTTGATTTTGATTCATATAGATTAAGAAATGATTTACCATTAGGTTTAGTTGTAGGTTGGGATAACGAGAGAGATGCTTTATATACAAGTGCAACAGTAGGACTCTTTGGTTATGCTGATTTATCTTATATGCAAATTAAAAATCCAAAAAGTTCAACAAGTGTTTCTAGCTTTAATGAAAGAACACAACAAGGTTGGTCATTGGGTGGCAGTTTATATCGTTGGGACATTCCTTTAATATGGGGTACAGAAGTTTGGGACGATAAAGATACAGGTTTTGCTGACAAGAACAGATATGACTACGGTGTGTTATATAGTTTTAATGAAAAAATTTATGGTACAGTTCACAGAACAGAAAATGATGACCTAGGATTTACAGGTAACTATTACGGACTTGTTTACAATATACATACAGAAGATGATAAACACAAACGACCAGATAAAAGAGCTGGCTTAGAGTTTGGTTTGTATTACCACGATAAAGAACAAACTTCAGTGTTTACAGGTGTCTATAAAGATTATAACCCTCAATTATTAGCGACAATACGATATAAGTTCTAATCCTATTATTATAAATAGTAGAGATTATGGCAACTCCAGCAACACGAGAAACACTTAAACAATATGCTTTAAGAGCATTAGGTAAACCAGTTATAGAGATTAATGCTGATGACGACCAGTTAGAAGATAGACTGGACGAAGCCTTACAATTTTATGCTCAATATCACTATGATGGTATTAGACGAACATATCTAAAATATCAAGTAACAGAAACAGATAAAGCCAGATTACAAGCGTCTTTAGGTTCAACAGAAACGGCCACTAAAAATTCAGTTTCATCTACTTGGTATGAAGGAAGCAATTTTTTAGTAGTGCCTGAAACCGTTATTGGTGTAACTAATATATTTCCATTTTCAGATAAAGCTAGTATGAATATGTTTGACGTAAGATACCAATTACGTTTAAATGACCTTTATGATTTTGCTTCAACATCTATTATTAATTATGATATGGTGTTAAGACATTTAGATTTCTTAGATCAAATATTAGTAGGTATAAAACCTATACGATTTCAACAACACGATAATAGATTATATATTGATATGGATTGGGTACACGATTTAGAAGTTGGAGAATTTTTAATTATAGACTGTTATCGTAAATTAGATCCAACAACATACACAGACGTATTTAATGACCAATGGTTAAAAAGATACGTTACGGCATTATTTAAAAAACAATGGGGAGCTAATCTAAGTAAATTTGATGGAGTAACTATGATTGGCGGAGTTAAATTAAATGGTGAAAAAATTTATACTGATGCAATTACAGACGTTGAAAAATTAGAAAAAGAAATTAGAGATAGTTTTGAATTAGCACCAGCATTTTTAGTAGGTTAATACTATGCCAGTAAATCATTATTTTCAAGGCGGCCAAGGTATTGGCAATCAAGCTGAAAAAACACTTTACGAAGATTTAATTGTAGAGGGCCTACAGATATATGGCCACGATGTCTATTATTTACCAAGAACATTAGTCAATAGAGATTTAATATTAGGTGAAGATACATCTAGTAAGTTTGACGATAGTTATTTAATTGAAATGTATTTTGAAACATCTGAAGGATTTGCAGGCCAAAGAGAATTAATTAATAAATTTGGATTAGAAATAAGAGAAGATACAACATTTGTTATTTCTAAAAGAAGTTGGCAAAATCAAGTAGATAATCCAATGACACAGATTGTAGAAGGCCGTCCTAATGAAGGAGATATTATATATTTTCCTTTAATGAATAGTTTTTTTGAAATACAATTTGTAGAGGACCAAGAACCATTTTTTCAATTAGGCAATCTACCAGTTTATAAATTAAGAGTAACACGTTGGGAATACAGTTCAGAAGAATTAAATACAGGCATTACA